GCAGACTGTAGATCAGCTGTGCTGTCTCCACTACTTCCACCGTTACCGCGCAGCTGGCGCTCTTGCCGCCTGCGGTGGCGGTCACCGTACAGGTGCCGGCCTTCGCGGCAGTTACCTTGCCAGCGGATACCGTTGCATAGCCGCTGGGGCTTACCGTCCAGACCACTGCACGGTTGGTGGCATCCGCAGGCAGCACAGTAGCAGTCAGTGTAGCGCTGCCGCCCCTTTTCAGGGTCAGGGCAGACTGGCTCAGGCTGACGCTCTGCACCGGGACTGTCTCCGCATCGTTGCCCCACTCGCCATTGATGTACGACTGGAGCTTGCTGTCGCTCAGCAGACCCTTGTACACCATGCACTGGGAGATGGTACAGTCCAGAAAGCGGGTGTGCTCGCCCGTTGCGGTGTAGGCTGCGCCAAAGATAAGCGTTTCCGGCACATCCTTGACCGTATCGCCGGTCTTTTTCCATCCGCTCAAGGTACAATGGGTGCTGCCGACACGATACTGTGCTCCGTTCAGCTGAACGGCATAGCGCGTCTTGGTTTTTGCGTGCTCCAGTGTATCGCACAGACGTGCATCGTCAAAGGAATATTTATAATAGGCAAAATCGAGCGTGCCGGTGTTCGGGTTCAGGTTGCCGTTAAAGCCCGGCATATCAGTAAAGTTGCCCTTCTCGGTCTGGCAGTTGATCATGTTCGGCCACGTGCTTGCGTCTGCATTATCGGCTACCTGCGCTTCCCACAAAATGGTGTACTGCGGGGTCTCGGTGGATGCCTTTGCCAGCAGCTGCAGCCCGGTATCCAGACAGGTCTTGTCTGCCGAGGACGTGGTGGTTGCGGACGACAGAGTGTACAGCAGGGTTGCTTCGGCTTCTGCTGCTGCGGCCTTGACCGTCACGGTGCAGCTGGCGCTCTTACCGCCTGCCATAGCCGTAACGGTGCAGCCGCCCGCCTTGCTGGCCGTCACAGTGCCATTTACCACGGTGGCAATGCCGGTTGGGGTCACCGTCCAGATGACACTTTTATTGGTGGCGTCCGCAGGCAGCACGGTGGCGGTCAGGGTCTTGCTCTCGCCCTCGTTCAGGGTCAGGGCGCTGCTGCTCAGGCTTACGCTCTGTACCGGGATCTCGTCACTGCCACCGCCGCTGCTGCTCCACTCGGTGCGCAGGGCGTTCAGCTGCGCCTGCATGGAGGGGCTGGTGTAGGCGGCGTTTTCCAAAAGGGACAGCAGCAGGGTCTTGCTGGTCTCGCTCAGGCCGGAGCCGCCGGTGCTGCTGCCGCCGTTGCCGTTCGGCAGCACAAGGCTCAGCACGCCGTTTTTGATGGTGGCACTGGCGGTCTCGCCTGTGGTCACAGTGCCGATGGTCAGCTCCGGGATGCGGGTCACGCCGTCGCGCATCAGGCCGCAGAGAGACTCATCGCCTCGGGTGTCTATGAGACTTGGGATGATATTCGTACCGGCGAAATACCGGATCTCTGCCAGACACAGGTCGTATACGTATTCGTTGCGGGTGATCTGGGGCGCTGCAGAGCTGCTGGGGGTACCACCGAAGATCTCCGTGCCCTTCAGCACTGTCAGATAGGAGCGGCGGGCGCGCCTGTCAAACCGGAGCACCACGCGGTCGACGCGAGAGCACAAAAGTGTGGGCGTCGACAAAGCCAGTGTGACAGGCCATTGCATAATGATGCTGTAGCCGGTAAAGCGGCTGGGGTGCACCCATGCTCTGCCAGAGCTGATCCGTACCGATTTGCCGCCGCTCGAGAGACTGACTTTGAAATCCTCGTCAAGGCAGTAGACGCCCGAAGTTCTGGCCGAGTGATACCCGGCGGCTTCTTCTGCCGTATAGGTGATGCCATTCAGCGGGTAAGTTACGATATCGCTGCTCAAATGTATCCCTCCTAGATCTTTTTCCAGACCGGTGTGCCCAGCCGCACCGTGCGGGTGGTACCGTCCATCTGACTTTGCGTGATGATGTTGGCCACCCGTACCGTAGCCTTGTAGCCCAGCTCGGGCAGCGAGCAGACTGCGACGTCTCCGGGCTCCAGCGCGTTGTCCTCGAGCTCGACTTCGATGCTGCCGGTGCGAGTCTGTTCCAGCAGCTTGTTCAGGCCGCGCGCCATCAGCCGCTCCAGATAGGCGGTGCTGGCTGTGGTCTCGCCGGACTCTTCATCGGGTTGCAGATCGCGGGCATCCACATACATCTCCCGGCGCTCGGCTCCGGCAGCATCGGTCAGACCGACCGTCACAGTGGCGCGTGCAGTGCCCTCTCCAGCGCCTTGCACCACGGCTACGTTGCAGTAGTCAGAATCGCCAAAAGCCCACGAAGCGTCCCGCAGAGTGCCCCACCTGCTCGAGTAACGGTTGTTGGGGTCTGCCGTAGGGCGGTAGACCTCAAACCGCAGCTTCTTCTGGTCGTTCTTGCCCGCCAGCACGATGCGGAAGCCCAGATCACAGGCTGCGCCGATGGTGGTCATGTAGTCCATGATGGCACCACCGGAGGTCTGCTGGGTGTAGGTGGTATCAAAGCCCACAAGCTCGCCCAGCTCCAGCCGTGGCCACGGCTCCATCTCTGCCACAAGGCGGCGCATGGCGACCTCGGCATTTTCTGCTTTGACGATGGCGGTGCTGACCCGCTTGGTCAGGATCCACGTTGCGGGGCTGCCGGTGCAGACGAGGTTTTTGTCCTCGTTGGCGTTGGTACGGTGGCAGATGCGCATGGGCATCTGACGGTCACTGCGCTTGACCCAGCAGCCCTCCTGCAGCAGGGCAAGGTTTTCAGCGGTGGGGCGTACCTCCAGTGTAAAGCTGCCCTCGGTGTTGTAAGGCTCGTCCCAGTATAGGCTGACCCATGCGTCCACACAGCCCTGACGCTCCAGCTTTTGGGCGTCCAGCACGTCAAGTCGCATTGGATATCACCTCCGGGAGAATGCCCGCGTACATCGGGTAAAAGCTGATCTCGGCCTGCAGGGCGGTCTCTCCGGCGTCGGCACTGAGCAGCAGCCAGTTGTCGCCCGCACGCAGTTCGGTCAGGGTGCTGTCCTCGTCCAGATAGGAGAAAATGTTCTTCTCTTCTGGCTGGGTGGGATTGTCCTTATTTGCCACAGTTTGTTTTACTGCCAGACGACCGGTCTCGGTCTGGTAAAACTCCACGGTCGTGCCCGGCTGCATGGTAAAGCCGGTCAGCCCGATGAAAGTGTCGTGCGCGACATCCCGGATGCAGGGATTTTTCACGATCTCAGAGCAGCTCAGGGTGGCGGTAAAGCCTACCGGCAGGCTGCCGGGGTTTTTGCAGTTCGTGCTTTCATTTGTCCTGCTCCGATACTGGTGCACGCTGTAATTTGCCGGGAAACTAAAGCCCAGCCCGCCCAGCAGATAACTCTGCCGGTTCAGGTCGTACCAGAAGGGCTTTTCGCAGTACAGCATGATGTCCAGCCGGGGGTATGGCTCAAGCTGCTTTGTGTAGGGGGTCTTGGAGAGCACGAAACGGCAAAACCATTTGTCTCCGAGGTACATAGTCCCCTTGGTAAAATAAGGCAGTGCATCCAGAAACTTTTTGGCCTGCGCTTCTCCGTCTGTTCTCCAGAAGTCGATGATCAGCTCCCGGTATACGCCCGCGACGCTTTGCTGCTCCACGGTGGTGCCGATCTGGTTTACGCTCTGGGCGGTTTTCAGGTCAACGGAGACGCCGTTCAGCGGGTCGAGAGAATAGGGTGCGCCGTAGTCCCAGCCAGCGTAGAGGAAATCCCCCGCATCGGTACGGAGCACCAGCTTGTCGTTCCGCATAGGTCATTCCTCCTTTCAGGTTTTCCGTGCCTTGGCACGATCCGCTTCCCAGCGGGTCTCCCGGGCAAGGTCGGCGGCGCTCTGGGCTTTGCTGTAGATGTACTGGTTGACCGTGGTATCGCCCTCCCGGTGGTAGTTGTTGGCTGCTGCTGCCACCTGAGCGGTGCCGGAAGCAGCCACGCGGCTGCTGACCTTCATGTTGTCGCTCAGCACCAGCGCATTGGCCTGCCGCACCATTTCGGACAGTTTTTTGTTAGCTTCCTGCAGGGCGGCGGTGTTGGCAGCGATCACCTCGTCATGGCGGGTGTCCGGCGCGGGCACAGGGGTGCCGGAGCCGGAAGTGCCGGAAGAGCCACCGGTGCTGCCGTTGCCGGAGGAGCTGGTGCTGTCCTTTTTGGGCTGGTACTTGGCGATCAGCTCCGCGAGGGACTTCTGGTATTCCACGCCCAGCAGCTGCTTTTCCAGATCCGACATCTGGATGACGTTCTGGGCTTCGTTGATCTGCTTTTCCAGTTCTGCCAGCCGGGCGGCATCGGTGGCGGTTTTCTGTTCCAGCTGCGCGGATGCAAGCTTGTACTGGGCATCCAGCACCTTCTTTTCGAGGTCTGCCAGATCCTGCTCATACCCTGCGGCCAGCACCTTCTTTTCGGCTTCCAGCATCCCGGGGTCGTCCTTGGTCAGCTTTGCCTTTTCCAGCTCCGCCAGCTTTTTGTTGTACTTTGCGTCCAGCTGCTTCTTTTCAGCCGTGCCGGACTGTGCTGCGTACTGGGCGTCCAGCTGTGCCTGCGCCTTTGCATTTTCAGCTTCGGCCTTTTCTGCCGCTTTCCGCTCTTCCCGGTCCTTGCGGATCTTATCGGCGTAGTCAAAGGCGATGTTGGACACGGGGTCAATTTTGCCATCCCAGAGCCATGCAACGGAATTATAAACAGCGATCAGGCCGTTGATGATGTTGACAAAGCCCTGCAGATACGCGCCATAAACGCGCAGCAGACCCTCGAAAATGTAGGACATAAAGTCCCCGATACCGCCCCAGATAGACTTGACGCTGCTGGATGCGCTCTTGTTGGTGGAGATAAAGCTGCCCAGTGCGCCCACCAGCATCCCGATCAGGGAGACCACCAGCAGGATGGGGTTTGCATCCATGGCGATGTTCAGACCTTCCTGCGCACCGGTAGCCGCCGCTGCGGCAGGCACGAACTGCCCGACAAACCCTGCCGCCAGACTGGCAAGGTTTTTGAACACGCCGGACAGCGAGCCGGACAGCCTGCTCAGGGCGTCCATGGCGAAGGTCTGGATCTGGGTGCGCTGCTCCTTTGTGCAGGCGTTCCAGAAGTAGGCGGCAGACCATGTGGCGATGCTTTCCAGATCGCCGTCCTTGATCGCTTGGAGCAGGGTCTTGATGCTGCCCACGACATCGCTCTGGATGGACTTATTGATCTGCTCCCAGCTGGAATCGAGCTTTTCCGTGAACTGGTGGGTCAGTAACTCGGCTGCACTGGAGAACTGCGGCCCGGCGTCCTCGATGGTCTTGCTGACGGTCTTGGTGCCGTCAGCGGCGATGGTGGTCATGGTCTTGACCGTGCGCTCTACGCCGTCGATGATCTCGGTGCCGGTGGCGGTGATGGTCTGCTTCTGCTGGGTGGTGCCGTCCTTCAGGGTCTCGGTCACGCTCTGGGTGACCGTCTCGATGCCATCCGCAAGGGTCGTTGCAGTGTTGGTGACAGATGCCACAACCTGTGCTGCGGCGTCCTTCGCCAGCTTCTCGTTGGTGGTCAGACCCTGTGCAAGACCCTTGCAGATATTCATGCCAATCTCGTCAAAGACCTTGGAGGGCGAGTGGATGCCGAGGAGGTTCTTGACGGAATCCACCATGCCCGCTACCTTGGACTTGACGCCGGACACAAGGCCGTCCCATGCACCGATGATACCGTTCTTGATACCTAAGACGATGTTGGTGCCGATGTTGCCCCATTCGGTGTAGTTGCCGTCCCAGACGCCCACGATCTTGGCAACGCAGGCAATGGCAGCTTCTCCAAGGTTTGCGATGCCGAGCAGGATGCCTTCCACAATGGCCTGCAGCAGCGATGCGCCGCACTTGAGCAGATCCGGCAGATGCGAGATCAGCGCCGCGGCGAACTTCGCCAGCAGCTGCGCTGCCGCGGTGATCAGCGCAGGCAGATTGTTCTGGATGCCTACGATCAGGTTCTCCAGAATCTTAATGCCGGCGTCAAAAAGATCATCCGCGTGGTCGCCCAGATACTGGGTCAGCTTGATGATGATGCCGGTGGCGGCGCTCATGACCATCGGGATCTTCTGCGTGATGCCGTTCACCAGACTGCCTATGATGGTCACAGCAGCATCCAGCATGGCAGCAGGACCGTCCTGCGACAGAATGGTGGTCAGGGTGGAGATCGTCTCCGTTGCTCCCTGCGCCAGCACCTTCAGTGCGGGCTCCATCTTGTCGTAGATCGCCAGCTGCAAGCCTTCCAGCGCGGACTGCATGATGGTGACAGCACCCTGCAGGTTGTCCAGCTGGGTGTCTGCCATCTGACCCATAGCGTCACCGGCGTTGTCGATCTGGGTGGCCAGAGTTTCCCACTGCTCACCCTGCGCTGCCAGCAGACCGTTGACGGCGGCGAGGTCGGTCTTATTGAACAGCGCATTGATGATGCCGTCCTTGTCGCCCTGCGTCATGCCGTCCATGACCGTGTTCAGGTCGGTGAGGATATCGTCCAGCTGGCGCATATTGCCTTGGGCGTCGTAGACCTCCAGCCCCAGCTGCTCCATGACCTCCCGGGCGTCCTTGGTGGGGGACTGCAGCGACAGGATGATGTTGCGCAGGTGAGTGCCGCCCTCTGCGCCCTTGATGCCCACGTTGGCCAGCAGGCCGAGGGCGGTTGTCAGCTCTGTGGTGCCGCCCTTCAGGTTGGCTGCGGTGCCGCCGACCGTCAGGATGGCTTCACCCAGCTGGGAAACGTTGGCGTTTGCCTTACTGGCAGCCATAGCCAGTTTATTGCCGAACTCGTCTACGTTCTGCTTGTTGGCTTCGATGTTCAGCGAAGCCATGGCATCGGTGACCAGATCAGACGCATAGGCCAGATCCATGCCGCCTGCAGCAGCAAGGTTCAGCACGCTGGGCAAGACCTCGGCGGCCTTGTTTGCATCGTAGCCTGCCAGCGCCAGATAATTCAGCGCGTCCGCTGCCTGTGTAGCGGTGAACTTGGTAGTGCTGCCCATCTCCTTGGCGGTGTCGGTCAGGCTCTGGATCTGATCCACGGTGGTGCCCATCGTAGCCGCCACCTGAGACATAGATGCGTCAAAGCTCATGCCTACGCCGACCGAGGACTGCGCCAGCCCTGCCAGCTTGCTGCCAGCGGCTTTGGCAAGATCAGAAATCAGGTTTCCGGCGGCCACCGTCATGGAACTTATGCCCTTGGTAAAGCCGCTAGTGTCCAGCCGGGTGTCGCCGGTAATGCTGTAATCTGCCAATGTGTCCACCTCTCTTGAAAAGAGCGCGGGCACAAAGGCACAGGCTGCTTAAATTTTGATCTCTATTTCCCGGCGGCAGGCCGGGTTTTTGCATTTGACCCACACGCCCATAGCAGTGGCTTCAGGCGCTGCCCAAACCGGCAGCGCCTTGCCGCAGTAGGGGCAGGGGAGCGGCGCACGGTCAACGCTGCTGGAACCGCGCGAGGAAGGCTGCGTCGTGTTCGGCAACGGATACGGCACGCGGTGCACCCCCTTTCAGCCCCTGCGGGAGGGCGAAGAGCTCCCGCCGCTCCTCATAGAAGCGGCGCTCCTCCGGGGACATTGCGGTCAGGTCTGCGGTGCGCCAGTGCATGATCTTGTGCATCAGGGTGTCCTCCGGCAGGCCGAGAAACAGCGCCCGGAAGCGCCACCAGTGCACCTTCTCACGGGTCAGGTCGATGCCATAAGCCTGCTGAAAGGCCGCCACGATATAGGAAGCGTCAGACGCATAGTCAAAGGCGACCGCATCGCAGCTTCCGGCAGCAGTGCTGCGCCGAGCTTCCGGTGTAGCTGCTTCGCCGCCAGCGTAGAAGCGGAGCATCGACTGGAAGGCATCCGCAGACTGCGGTGCGGGGATCTCTTCCCCGTAAAAGCGCTGGAATGCTCCCAGCGTGAAGCCGAGAGGGTCTTTTTCGGCAGCGCCCCGCAGATACTGGTTTGCCAGCCATACCATAGGCCGGAAGTCAGAGTTGATTTTGCGCCCCTCCCACATGGTCTCCGGGAGGGCGTCCAGCAGCAGATCAGCCATTTTCCAGCGCTGCCAGCTCTGCCAGCAGCTGCTTGCGGCGCGCGGCCTTGTCCGGCTGCGCTGCCGGATAGCTCACCGAGGGCTTATGCTTGTGCTTGTTCTCGGCACGGCGCTGCGCACGGTTGCCCTGCACCGGCTGTACGGTAATGGCAGCCTGTGCGGTGGCCTTTTCGGCTTCGATCGCGGCTTTGAACTCGGTTGCAACCTGCGTGCACTTGCCCAGATCGCTGCCGGTCAGACCAAGACGCTGCGATGCACCATCGCCCAGCACCTTGTCAAAGTAGTCCATCAGCACACGGCACTGGCTGCGCAGAATGTCCGAATAGCTTGCGTTCTCCTGCTCCAGCCGCTTCGCTTCGGCCTTGGCACGGCTGATCTGCTGCTTGGACGCAGCTTCCATGCGGTCGATGTCGTCCGCGTTCAGCGCGGAAAACTCAAACTCCAGATTGCAGATGATCATGTGATCTACCTCCTATAAAATGCGCCCCCGCCAAAAGCTGACAGGGGCGTTATCGGTTTGTACAGCGGACTTAGCCGTGGTTCTCGGCGGTGTAGTCGTAGGCTTCCGGCACGCCGACGGCCTTGACGTCCATGGCAAAGGTGGCTGCTGCACCAGCAGTGCCGCCTGCGTCAGACGTGACGATCAGGGATGCAGTGCCGCATTCGCCCTTGCCGGTGCGTACGCTGAAGTACAGATACGGCACGATGACGTTCTGGCCGGAGCCGTACTTGATCGCGTGGCTCAGGACAAAATCCTGAAAGGCGTCACCCACACAGCGGTTGCCGTTGACCGACAGGGTGCGCTGTACGCTGCCCTTGGTGGTAACAGGACCGGTGCGGATGAAGGTATCGTCCGTGGTAGTGGCGTTCAGGGCACCGGAGTGCTCCTTGACGTGATCGGCGCAGACGATCCACTTGGCCTTTTCGGTCTGGGTCGCCTTGTCGGTCTGGATGGCAAAGATGAAGTCATCGGCTTCCTCGATGCCCTTATAGTCGGCGCTGGGGGTGATGCCCTTCTGGGCTGCCAGCTGCGCGAGGGTCTCAGCAATGGTCATAGTTATCTCCCTTCCTGATAGTACTGGAGTTGAAGTTGGATCTGAAACCGACAGCTGTCGGTATCTTGGCTCATAAGGTAACCCGGGGAAAGGCAGATGACCTTTTCCGCGCGCTTTCCGGGTGCCAGCTCCGGCAGCTCCCGGGCTGCGGACTTGCGTTCCACCCAAGCTGCAAACTCGTCCCAGAACGAACAGTTTGCCGCTTGCTGCACGACCTCCGATGTGTAAGACATCCGGGAAGCGAGCACATAGTTGCGGGCTCTGCGGCTGCCCAGGAAAAACTGCTCCAGCACAGGTGCAGCCGGTGTAGCTTCCAGTGAGAACTGCACAGGCTCTGCGCCCAGATACTCAATGGAGAAGGCCACATCCCCGTCCCCCAGTGCGTTGGTCAGGGGACAGGTAGCCAGCCAGTTGAGCATAGCCTGAATATCGGCAGTGTCATTCACTTGGTTACCTCCTTGGCGCGGGTCTTGACAAAGGAGATGAATTCCTCCCGGTGGTCATTGACGCAGCGCTCGCCCCAGTAGGGGCCGCGCCCGTCCTCCCGGACGCCCTGCCCGCAGGGGAGCCGGTAATACTGGGCTGCTGCATAGGGCGTGGTGTGCCGGATCTCGCCGCTGCCCAGCACGGTGCTGATCTTGGCGCTGCCTGCCAGTGCACCGGTGCGCTTGGGAACATAAGGGGTCACCAGTCGGAGAAACTCGCCGTCTGCTTCTTTTTGCAGGCGTTTAAAGCCTGCTTCGGTACGGGACTGGAAGTCCGGCGACCACTGGATGCCCAGCTTGATAGGCTCGGCCATCAGGTTACCTCCACATACCAATGCGGGCAGCGCCCGGTGCGGTTGTCCTGCACACTGGTCACAACGCCGGTGCGTCCGCTGGGTAGTTGCACCTTGTCCTCTGGTGCCAGCGTCCAACAGGAGACGCGCTGCGCGTCCTCTGCGGCTTTGAATGCCGCCGGGGTGAGGAATGTGCTTGCTGCATCTACGGGCGCTCCTGCGCCGCTCTGCGGGGCTACAGTGGTGTGCCCCACAAAAATGCAGATCTGGGTGGTGTTATTCGGGGCAAAGCCATTGCCGGAGCCGGTGCGAACACAGGATACCTCGCGGCAGCTCACGCCAGACAGCATAACCGTGTAGCTGTTGCTGCTGGTGCCCTGCCGGATGCAGTGCGTAAGGGTGACACTCGCGTTTGCGAGAAGCGGTTTTCGCATAGTGTCCTCCCTCAGCGTCTGCGGGGCGGGCGGTAGCTTGCGCCCCGATACAGCATCCAGCGGGTGGCGGGGGCGGAGAGGGTCTGCTCTACGATCCGCAGCTGCTGTGCACCCAGATACGCCTGCTTGTCCATCCCGGTTGCGTAGCTTTCGGTGTAACCGTGGTTGCTCACGCTTGTTACACCGTCCCAGTCCGTGCCAAGCCCGGCGGCCAGATGCACCAGCCTTGCCTGACAATCCCGGAGCGCGCCGGTCTGCTCCTCGGTGTCGGCCAGAACGGCAGTCCAGCGGGTCGCGCTGAGAATGAACAGCGCGGCGTCACCGGCAAGCTGTGGGAAGCTGGTCTCGGACAGCGCATCCTCGGGGTACCGGCTGGCATATTCTTTGTAGGTCAGCCAGTTGTCCATGGTTTAGCCCTCAGTAAAGTTGGCCTTGGGGATACTGATCTTGCCCATACGGACGTTCTTATGGTCGAACTTCAGCTTCCAGTTGGCTGCATTGGTGAACTCCTCGTCCGTGGGGGTCTCCTTCTGGATGCTGTCAGCATCAAAAGAGATGCCGTTGGGATGCAGGATGAAGGAGCGGTTGTTGTACAGGATATCGGTGCCGCCTGCCTTGGCTGCATCGTACTCGGTGGAGTCCGGGGTGATGACCTTGGGGTTAGCGGTCAGCACGGAGCCCTGACCCAGCAGGAAGCTGTTGTAATTGGTGCCGTCATCGGTGCCACGGTCATTCTCGATGACCACAAGACCGTTGATGGTGGGCAGGCTGACTTCCTTCTGGAGCACGTTGGTGATGGTGTACTTGTTGTAGTTCAGCAGGCCCATCTTCTTGTACTCAGCCATGATCTTGGAGTGGACCACCAGGAGGCCGAACTTGCCGGACATATCGCCCAGTGCTGCCTGCTGCACGTCGATCAGCTGGTTGGCGGTAACGCCGCCGCTCTTGACCGTCAGAACATGGTTTTCCAGACCGGAAACGCCCAGAACGGCGTTGACCAGCTTGACCAGCAGACCCTGCTTGTACATACGCCAGTAGCGGCCAGTGTTGCGCGCTACAGCCGCCATGGGGTCAGCAGAGGTCAGCTCACGGGTCAGCTCGAGCGCCTTCCAAGCCTTCATGCGGTCAATACGGATCCAGGACTGCTTACCGCCTGCGATCTCGGTGGGGACGTTATCGGTCACGCCGTCACGCACCAGCGGAGCATCGGTGTCAGGATCCAGCGGGTTATAGAAACGGATGGTACCCATCACGCCGCCGTTGTCCAGCGAAGCGGCCAGGCTCTGGTCGGTTGCCAGAATGCCGGAGGCGAGGATGGGATCGGAGAAAGTGGCTTCCTGATCCACAAAGCCCTGATAGACCTCGGGGTCAAACGGGAAGCCGCCAAAAGTGCCGGTAATGGCCATAGAATTGTTACCTCGTTAGTGTCGTGCAGCCCGGATCTGTGCCGAGAGCTGCTGGAAAAGTGCCGGGTTGCGGGTACGCAGCGCCATGCGCTCTGCGCCGCTCATCTGGAGAAACTCCTGCAGGGACGGCTGTGCACTGCCACCCTGACTACGGGGCTTCGGGACGATGATGGGGTTGCCCTGCGGTTCGTTGCCCGGCTGCGGGTCTGTGCCGCTATCCTGCGGGGCGGGGGAGCCCTGCTGGAAAAGATACGGCTTGTGAGTTTTGAGTGCGGCGAAGGCGTTTTTGACATCCTCAGCCTGATTCTTGCTGTCGCGCAGTGTAGCTCTGTTCGGCAGCAGCGTGATAGCATCCTCTTCGTCCAGTGCGCCCGCTTCGTGAGCAGCAGCGCGGAGCACGCCGGTGAAGGCAAACTCCGCAGCCTGCTGCGTCAGCTGGTTCGTCAGGTCACTGATCTGACTGCGCAGATCGTTGACATCTACGCCCTCAAAGGCTGCCAGACCCTGCTGTGCGGTGGTCAGCTGCGCCTGCAGACCCTGTACAGTGGCCTGATGAGCGGCTGCATCCTGACCATGCAGGCGCATGATCTCGTTGATCTGCTCTTCGGTCAGACCCTCGATGGCTCTCAAATCCTCACGTTTCATTGTGTTACCTCCCGGTGGGCCTACAGCATTGTTGACGCGCTGCCGTGCGCGTGGCCCTGCACCTCTCTGACACCGGGTGCGTGGTGTGATCTGTGTGTTATCGTACCACAGCCTTCGGGCAAAAAACGTTATGAATTTCCGAGCATACAAAGCATACGAAAACCCTATAAATCCCTCACGCGAAGGGTATAAGGCTATTCCTATACGCGTGTATTCTTATTTTCTTCTGTTCAGGGTCTTTATAAGAGATTTCGTATGTTCTGTATGTTAGGTGGCAAAAAGCCGCATCACGCCTAGGTTTTTGGCTGCATACAAACCGAGACGGGTTTGTATGTTGATAAATGTTGCAATCAACTAAATTTTTGTTGCTTTCGTATGTTGCAAAAGAAGCCCCGCCCCGGGAGGCTCGTTCTCCGTGGGGCGGGGCTTCTTTGCCGTGTAGCGGTTATTCCTCTTCCGGGCTGATGATGAGCCGGGAGCCGTCCGGCAGAAGGAATGCCAGCTGCGCACCGCAGATCGTGGCGGCTTTGGCGAGGTCTTTTGCCGACCAGCTGTCCCGCCGCAGCTTGTTATTCATGGCCTGCGGGGTGGTCATGCCGAACGCTGCGGCGAAGGCTGTCTGTTCGGTGCTGGTCAGCTCTAACAGGGCTTTGATCCTTGAGGATGTGGTCATTTTAAATCGCTCCTTTCTGCCACAAGGATACGACTTGCCAGGGCAAAAGTCAACAACTAAAAGAAATTGAAAAACAAATCAAAAACAACTTGACTTTGTTTCTACGCAGAGGTAATATACGGCTACCGGAAGAGTCCCGGGATAAAAAATAACGGAGGAAAACGAAAAATGGTTAAATTGGAGATTGTGTATCAGGTGGTCGGCAGCCACGACAAGATCGTGACTAAGCGTCGGGTGTTCAAAACCCAGGCGGCGCTGGAGCGCTTCGCACTCCGTATGGTCGATCAGGATAACTTCGTAGGCATTCTGGCCTACGCTGGCAACTAAGGAGGACTAAACCATGAAGAAGAAGGAACTGCGCGGCCATCTGGGGACGCTGGCGTTCAATATGGACTCTCAGTGGTGCGTCATGCACCGGGAGGACCTGCCGGAGCCGACCCGGCTGTGCGCCGAGGGTCAGTACCAAGGGATGATCTTCGCCCTCACCGCTCTTGGTGGCGACTGGGTACGGGATGCCAAGGGCAAGCACCGGGTGTTTCTGATGGGCGAATCCAGCCGGGACACCGACGAGTACACGAACAAGGAGGACTGAACCATGAAAGAACGTGCATTGACCTACGACCAGTTCATGAAGCTGGCCCGCGAGAACTACGATAAGGGCGGCGATGGCTATGTCGAATGCTGGGACGAGCGCACCTTCGCCTACTTTGTGAAGGAGTTCGGTCCGATCACGAGGGCCAGCGCGCTGGATGCTTTTGCACAGGCGCTGGATCAGGAGAAGGAAGAGCGGGCAATCGCCCAGGCAGCCATGAAGGGGGAATGGTGATCGTGTTCAATATCAATGATATGGCAAGCCTGCGGGCAGCCTACAGTTTCGTTCGTACCCTGAGAGAAGTCACTGTTCCGGTGGAGAACGTAGCTCGCCGGGACAGGCACATCGCCGATGTCAAGCGCGAAATCCGGGAGTTCACCCACCGCCCGGCACCTGACAGCCGCATTATCGAAGAGCACGGCATTAATGGCTACATTGAGCTGGTGCGGCTCCCGGACGAGCTGGACAAGGTCAATGAGGACGATGCCGCCGAGTGGTTCCAGGCAAATCGCTACTATGAGTTTCGCCCCACACCCTATGACTGTTCCGGTCAGCGTTTCACAAACTGGTACAAGCTGCACCGCCGCTGTGGGCACTGGTTCGCATATCATTCGGTCAGCTTTGATGTGTAATCAAAAAGGAGGACAAAATCATGAAAACCAGCACCTTCAACCGCATTTTTGAGAATGCCCGCACTGTGAACATCCAGAGCAACGAGTGGTTTAACTATGCCGGGTTCTTCTGGATGCAGTGCACTGAGCACCAGCTGTCGAAGATGCGGGAGCTGCTCCGGGCACAGGGCTGCAAGACCGTGCAGAAGGACGATGGTGTGTGGTTCGCATTGGACAAGGGCATTCTGATTAAGGCAAATTGAGGAGGGGTAATCTATGAAGACGGTCAACTGGAAGGTGTACAACGAGGCGCTGGGTGCGCTTCAGGCGCAGTTCACTGAGTGGGACTGCATTCGGATTTTCAACACCAACTTTGCCCGGCAGGGCACACCGGTGAAGCTGGGAGTCCAGTGGGGCTCTCTCGGGATCAAGAGCCCGGCGGAAGCTGCCGAGTATGCAAACCGGATCCTCGACGCTGCCATGGCGGCAGAGAACTTCGTGTACAACGGCTATGTGGTGGACTACGGCGGGGGTGATCAGTGATGCGTGGATTCCGTGCAGAGATGGGCGGTCAGCTCTGGCATGAAGGCCAGACCGAGCGAAACGGGCACGTGTTCCGGTGGGAAGCCAAGGTTTACGCAACTGGCAGCCAGTTCGGTATTAACGGTGGCAGGGTCTCAAAGCTCTGGATCGCTGAGCTACCTCCCGGTGAGGTTCGCTACTGGCAGGAGGTTGCCTGCTTTGACCGTGGCTGGTGCACCCGCCCACTGACCCCGGCGGCAAAGGCTTTTGTGGATGAACTGCTGGAGCACTTCAATTGAATTACTCAATAAAAAAAAAACGCCCTGAAGGTGTATTCCTTCAGGGCGTTTTCGCTGTATGTTTACCGGACCTTCTCGATCTCGCCAGTTTCGATGTTTACAAAATATTCGGCCAGTACAGTTCCGCTGCCCAGCACCTTTGCGTCGTGCTCTTCCTTGGCTACGTACTCCTGAACGGTCACGTCCAGATCACCGCCCATCACCATGATTTTTGTGGTGGTGTTGTAGTTGAAATTGACGATGAAGTGAATCTCGCTGTCACCCGTGAAATACTGTTTGTAGTAGTCCAAGGCATACTCGCTCATGTCGAGATTCTCGGCGATGCAGGAGATACGCCAGTTTCCAGTGGCATCATTCCGAACTTTAGTCACGCTGAAATTGACACCATCCAAGGGCGAGGACTCTGCGCTGGTAGAGTCCGTCTCCGGTGTAACGCTCTCGCTTACAGAACTGACTGGGGCACTGGATGCTACGCTGCTTGCAGTGCTGGAAGCGCTGCCGCCGCAGGCCGTCAAGCTGAATGCCAGCGCGAGCAGGACAATACCCGCCCGGACAAAGTTCTTGATTTTCATAGATGAAACCTCCTTTATTCTGGCCTGAATTATAGCACAGCCCATTCAGGAAGTCCAGCACGGCTCATTTTCTCGCTTGTGCTGCTGCGCTGGCTGCTTCACTGCGTCCAAAGCCGGGCACGCTCTCCCGCAGCTGGTACTGATGCAGCCCGGTCTGGTGGAGGAAGTCCTTCATCTTTGCGCGGGAGGTCGCCAGCTTTGCCGCTGCGGCCTTTTCGGCATCCTTTTGGCCACTTTCCTTTGCCACCAGAAAAGCCCGCTTGTCGGCGCGTATCCGGCGCTCCTGCGCACGCTGCATCTGGGTGGCTTTGTATCGTCCCAGTTCTTTGCCGTTATAGGTGACAGTCGCAGCATTGATAGCAGCCAGCCGGTCGGCAGTGTAGCTGCGTTTGCTGGCACCCTCCCAGTACATACTCCAGTTGTGGGCGCAGTTAGCACCCATAAAGCCGCGCACATCGCCGTAGCCGATGTCGCTCAGGGACAGGTACCCGTGCTGCCCGCTGCGGCTGACGATCTGTCCCTGCCACCAGCTGTGGTTGGTCAGGTTTTGTCCGCCATCTCCGGTGCGCGCACCCACATGGGCGTCCAGTTCCATCAGGTCGCACTCCAGCCGGTCTGCATTAAACCGGGTGATCTCTCCGGCGGTCTGGTTGATGCCTGTCCGCGTGGCGCGCAGGACCACCACGTCCAGCGTATCGGTATGCCCGCTGGGGTAGGTGATAGCCCCCACGCCCTTGGCTGCCAGTTCGTTGAGCGCCCGGCGGGCGGCGGCGTCGGAGCTGAAGGCACCGCTGGCTGCATCCATGTGCGCCATATCCAGATAATAGGCCAGCTGCCGCTGGGTGGTCTCCACCATGTTCTGGTTGCCCATCACAGCGCGGGTCTGGGTCAGGTTGTACAGGGTGTTCATGGTGCGTCGGTAGCCGCTTTCCAACAGCTGCTGCGCTTCTTCGCTCTCGCCCAAGGGCTGCAAAGCGCGGCCTGCTGCGGCTGCATCGGCTGCGTCCTTGGTGTATGCCTGCTTCATTGCATGGGCAAATACAACAGCTTCCTGCGGGCTCAGCTCCTGCACGATGGCCTGCATCTGCCGCAGCAGGTATGCCCGGCTTGCGCCCAGCGCCTGCGCACGGAAGCTCTGCCACTCTGCGGTGGAGGTGATGCCGCCCGCTTTGATGATCCGGCGCACCATGTCCCGCAGGATGCGCTCCTCCAGCTCGTCCCATGGAGCGGCCATCAGTCCGGCGTAGCCGTTGACCTCGTCCGGGGTCAGCATGGGCGCACCTCATGCTTGCCGCCTGTCTGGGTCACCGTGAAGCCCAGAAGCCCGGCCATGCGCACCGCTTCGTGGTACTTTTCCCATAGTGCCGGGCTGCGCAGGACGCGGGCGTTCGCCATCAGCCAGTCCAGCCGGTCAGCGGCCTTGTTCATGCGTTCTGCTTGGAGCGCCTTAGCCGTCGCCATTGTCGATCACTCCCTTCAGGATGTCCACAGCGCCGTTCTCCCGCTGGATGGCCTGCACCGCCAGTGTAGCGGTCTTTTCATCCTCGCCGAAGAAGTGCTGGCGGTACTCTGCCTTGCTGCGCAGACCCAGCCCGACCTCCTGCTGCCACTGGGACATCTCGGTCAGGCGGTCAAGAATGATGCTGTCGTCCCACTTGAACGCAACGCTCACGCTGCCCCTGCCGGGTGCGTCCTGCACATGGTCTGCCCAATAGTTCAGGGCGTCGATCAACCCGCGCAGGGCGTCCTCCAGCGCTGCCTGAAGGTCGGAAACAGTGGCGTACAGCTTCTGTTTGCTGTTTACGATCTCGGTGGCAGTCTTTTCTACGTCTGCCACCTGCGACAGAACGCCGAAACTCAGCCCGGCATGGCTCTCTACGTTGCGCAGATACTGGTTCAGACCGGACAGATAGCTGCCGTCTCGCAGTGCGGGCGCGTACACCTGATAGAAAGGCTGACCGTCCACGATGCCGGTGTTGACGTTGATGCCATGGAACAGCCGCTCCCGGTGGTGTGGTGCGGTGCTGTCGATAGCTTCGGGCGGAACGCCGTATTGCCGCAGCGCTTCAGCCTTGGACAGCTGCTGCCCGGCGGCACTGGGCTTGAGAAACTTCTCGTCTGTATCCACGGCCAATTCGCCGCCCTCGTACTCCCAGTCCAGCCGGGTGTACTGCTCGTCTGCATCGATGATCTGCTTCCGGGCAGGCTCGAACATGGCCGCGCCCAGTTCGCTGTCTGGCTCAATGCTGTTGACAATGGGGGTCACAAAATAGCCGACCGGGAGCTTTTCCAGCCCGGTCAGATATGCGACAGGCTGGATCTCGTCCCACTCCGGGCGGATGCTCAGATCCTCCGGGCTGCCCAGACTGTCCTGTGTTGCGCTGCGGAAGACGAGGTTTACCACCTTGATGCAGGGAAACTGTGTAGGTGCTGCGAGGTCGTAGTCCTCCAGCTGCTCCAGTTCAGCATCCCGCAGATCCTGTCGGCGTTCCAGAACGTGCATCCACTCCAGCCGGTGGTAGTAGTTCTCGTCATCCTGAATGGTGTCGATGAACACGCCCTCGGTCAGGTTGTCCTCTACGTCGTGGGCTACGGGGAAATACCGGGATGCATTGCAGAAGGTGACCCCCAGCTTGCTGCCGCTCTGGTAGGGCTTCCAGATGCCGCTGCCCAGCGCCAGCGCCACCGTGAAGATGCGCCGTCTGCGGGGCGTAATGACCCGCTGCAGCTGGGCGTTGATCCAGTCTGCCCGGGCGCTGCCCTCCACCGTGACCTCCAGTTCCAGCGTGGTCAGACGCGCCAGCTCGGCACAGATCAGGGCGGGCAGATCGAGCGTCAGTGTCTCCGGGTTTTTGTCCAGCGGCAGACCTTCGATGGCTGCATCGTACCACTCTTCTATGGCGCGCTGCATCCGGTCGGTCACAAGGGTCTTGCAGCCGATGATATTTTCGATATCTGCGTGGTTTATCATGCGTTCTGTACACCTCTCTTTTGCCAGACATCCTCCATGGCGTATCTGGTCATGTCGATGCTGTGGTTTGCGGCATCGACATACCCGGGCATCACCTCGCCGGTCTTTTTGTCGATGGCATATTCATACTCAGAAAACTCCCGGGCTGTCCAAGGACAGCGCTGGGGGTCTATAACGATCTTTGTACGGCTTTGCAGCCACTTCATGCCGTCGGTGACGGAGGTGCCGCCGTGAGCGGCGTACTTCCGGCAGCCCCGCAGCCGGTAGAAGCCCAGATCCCGCAGTGTAGCGATTGAACGGTTCCCCGCGCTGTCTGCGATGATCTCTTCGTTCAGATGCCGTTTCAGTGCTTCTGCCAGCTGGGCATCAGTTTCCTTTTGGGCGCGGTGCTCCTCGAAGATGTATAGGGTCTTTTGCGCGTGCAGGTAAGCCATGCCGCCGAAGTGGTTCGGGTCTGGGTACCAGCCGAAGTCCAGCCCATAGTAACGCCGGTCAAATCCGGCGATCTCTTCACTGGTGATGGGGCGCAGTTCCAGATTCTCAAATACCGCAGTGCCGCAGCCTACCACTTCGCCCAGATACTCATGGGCGTAGGCTACCGGGTCTCGCTGCTTCAGGGTCTCTGCGTCGTCAAAGAAACGGGGACCCAGCCATTCCGGCGGGGTAGTCAGGTAGGTGGTGTGGTGCCGGAACTGCTTGGGCTTCGGCTCCCGCTTGTACCGGTTGACCCAGTGCCGCGCCATGGCGGGGGAGTTGAAGGTCTTAAAGGAAAAGCTGAAAGGACCGCCACGGAACACGGACTGCTCCACGTTTCGGATCTCCTCCGGTCCATCGTACTGGTCGAACTCTTCAAAGTGCATCACACCGAAGTAACCAAACGGCACGGCGATGGATTTCAGCTTGCCGGGGTCATCCAGACCGTAGAACTGGATGGTCTGCCCGGTGGGGATATAGGTCAGGGTGTACGGCTTTTTGGTCTGCTTCCACAGGTGCCGGATGCCCATGCGGTCAATGACCCGGTTATACTCCGGCCAGACGCTGGTGGCGATGGTGTTGCCGACCTTGCGCAGGACGACAGCGTGGATGTTCGGCACCCGCATAATAAGCAGCACCACCTCGGTGGCTGCAAAGGTGGACTTGAGCGAGCCACGCCCGCCATCGCCCAGATACTCGTTATACTCCCCCGACCAGATGGCCGTGTGGGCGGCGTAATACTCAGGGATGATCAGGCTGCTCAGTCGCAGCTGCTGCTTGAGAAGATTTGGGGGTCTCCGTCTTTGGTATGTCATCCACAAACACCACCTTTCCGTCGTAGCCGCGCAGCTCCGGGTGCTCTGACCAGTGCTCCGGGTCACGGTTTTTCAGGTAGAAGCACATCGCGCCAAGATCGCCGCTCTGGGCTTTCTTGAACAGGGCGTTCTCCACGCTGGCCAGCGCGGCTTCTGCGCCCACGCTGACTGCGTTGGCAATCCGTGGGTCTTGGGTGCACCAGCGCCGGAAAGTGCGGGTCGGTACGCCGATCTGCTCGCAGATCTCTGCCTGCGTCAGACCGTGCATGGCCAGCCGCTGCAAACGCAGCAGGCCGCTGGGGCTGTTCCATTTGCTGATTTGAGATTCTCGCGCCAAGGTTTCACCTCCGGTATAAGAAAACGGCACGCACTGGTTCCACTCTGGAGGAACCCTGCGGGCGGAGGATGACCCGAGTGCGTGCCGTTTTGGCTAAGATAAAAGCCGGGGCAGGAAAGGAGTAGTGAGACCCGCCTCGGCGGGGGAATGGTTATTTCAGGCGGACTGCTTTTTCGCCGGTGAAGTCCTCCCAGCGTTTAACGATCACGTCCACATAGCGCGGGTCGTACTCCATGGTGTAGCACTTCCGGCTCAGCTGTTCGCAGGCAATCAGCGTAGAACCGCTGCCGCCGAACAGATCCAGCACGGCCTGCCCGGGCATGGAACTGTTTTTGATCAGCCTGCCGCAGAGCACCACTGGCTTCATGGTGGGGTGCTCTGCATTGCGGGGCGGCTTATCGCAGCGGATGACGCTGCTGGGTTTCTGGGTCAGCAGCTCCTGCGCCTTGACCGCCCATTCCAGCAGCTCGTCCTTCTTCATCTTGCGCAGATCCTCGGGCTTTGCGTCATCTATGACAGTGGTCTGGCTGCGGTCGTTGATGAAGTAATGGTTTGCGCCGGGCTTCCAGCCATACAGGCAGGGCTCGTGCTGCCACTGGTAGTCGCTGTGGCCGAGAACAAGGCTGTTCTTGACCCAGACCAGACACCCATGCAGCCCCCAGCCCGCCTCCCGGAACATCGCCCGGAATGCTTCGCCCTCCGTGTCTGCGTGGAAAATGTACGCGCTGGCCCCGGTGCGGCAGGCATCGAAAGCCCGGCAGTATGCCTGAAGCAGGAACTGCCGGAACTGGCTCTCTGCCATGTTGTCGTTCTCGATCTTCTTGCCGTTCGAGCCCTGATAGTTCACGTTATAGGGCGGGTCGGTGAGCAGCAGATCGGCCAGCTGGCCGTCCATGAGCTGCTCCACGTCCTGCGGGCTGGTGCTGTCGCCGCACATGACCCGGTGGTCGCCCAGCAGCCAGATGTCACCCCGCTGGGTGATGGGCTGCTCCGGGGGCTCTGCGGTGAAGTCGTCCTCTTTGACTTCCTCGTCGATCTTGATCTGGAGATTCAGGCCGAAGTCGGTCATGTCATAGTCGATGCCGGTCAGCTCCTGCACCAGAAGCTGCAAGTCCCACTGTGCCACCTCGCCGGTGGAGTTGTCTGCGATGCGCAGAGCCTTGACCTTCTCCGGGTCCAGCTCTGCCGCCACGATGACCGGCACCTCCTGCAGTTTCAGCCGCCGGGCGGCCTTGTACCGGGTGTGCCCGGCGATGATCACGCCATCCCTGTCCACGATTATAGGGGACTGGAAGCCAAACTCCCGGATGCTGTTGGCCACGGCTTTGGCGGCCTCGTCATTGCGCCGGGGGTTGTTGTCATAGGGGCGGATCTCGTCCAGCCGTTTGTACTCGATTTGGTGTTTCACACGCTCCATGCAATCCCTCCGGGCAATAAAATAGGCTCTCTGGCAATTGTACCAGAGAGCCTAGGGTAAAAACGTTATGAGTTACTTTTTGGCCTTCGCCTTGGTGGTCTTGGGCTTCGCCTTGGATGCTTTGAGAGCCTTTTCCAGAGCCGGATAGGGGTCCTTCCAGTTGTCCGGAAGATCACGTTTTTCAATGCGGCCAGTGTGCGCATCCCATTCCATGGGGGCACACTCGTTAGCGTTTCTAGGGGTCATGCCCTGTTTCTTAAGCTGTTCAATACGGGCCTGAATCAGCGCTTCTGCATTCAGCGTAGCCTTTTCAATCTTCTTCATGCTTGAACTCCTTTACCAGTCGATTCCCCCGTGCACAACCTGCTGTCTGCTCTTAACTGTCTTGCAGATGGTTAAGGCTTTACGGCTATATGCAACCTTGTATTGCCCGGCATCGTATACATTGTACCCGGAACTTGTCAGCCAGATGGTTTTTAATTCACTGGCTCCCCACTGCGTACCGGTGTGGTTGCCCATGAGGTACTTGTATGTTTTCGGGTGCTTGTTCTGGAAGTCGGTCTGCGCCTGAAACAGTTCAGAAAAGGTTGCGACCTTTGCATTTCTGTTCAGGAATAGCTTGACCTGAGAACCATTTGCTCCTGCATAGTACCTCGCATTGCTGACAGCACTGGTATCGAGATAAGTACCGCTTCCATGAGTGCCAAACGAGGCATACGCCGTACTGCCTGTTTGCAATTGCTTCAGAGTTTTTACGGCAGAAGCCGAGGTTCCGTCGGTGGACTTATCGCTGTGGTACAGTTTGTTCGCGCCTGCTTTGCGGCGGGCCTTGCCGAAAGCCACATCATCCAGAACCTCGGGCATCTCGTTTGCCAGTCCGGTGGCATTCAACCATCGTTGACAGAAGGTGTCATTCTGGGTGCCATCCGTTGCGATAGACTGTGCTGCAATCGCCTTGACCGTATCCAACGCGTCCTGATCGCTCATCTGCATCAGGGTTGTGGGGTTGCCCTTGATCTGTGCCAGCAGCTGCTGCTGGCGGGTCTGGGGCGCTGCCGGTGCGGCGGCCTTTGCCACCCCGCCTGCGCTGCCGCCTCCACCCATGCCGTGGCTGCCGCCCATGCTTCCGCCTCTGCCTCCCATGTGAATCCTCCCTTGGCCGTGAATTTCTCGGTCAAGGGTAACACGGAAAGCAGGTGCAAAACGTTATGACTTACTTTTTCTTGGGTTTTGCCTTGGTGGTTTTCTTCTTGCTGGCGGGCTTCTCCATGCCCAGATTAGGGAAGGGGTAGGGGGAAGCCGGGGTGTCGAGGGGGCGGAACTTCTGCTCATCCGATTGCAGATACTCGCCGTATAAGCGGCGCTCTGCGGGGGTCATTTTGTCATAGTCCGGGTGCTGCTTGAGCTTGCGGAACTTGGCATAAGGGTCTTTCTTTGCTGCCATAGTGAGATACCTCCAGATTGATTTTACCACACTTCAATTTCCAGTTCAATCACTTTCATGCCAGTCAGATAGGTGCGGGAAGGGCCAGTGCGGGTAGCCCGGACACCGGTGATCTTGTGGTGGGTGCCTACTGCCAGAACGGCTTCGGACTGACTGGGCTGGATGAACGCCGCCCGGGCGCTCTTGGCGGTGTGATACCGGATCAGGATCTCACGGTTGCCGGAGCGGATGCCGCCCTGACCGTGCTTGCCAGTTCCGTGTCCGTTCGGCTGCGGCCAGAAAGGGTTGTCACGGCTATCGTAGGCCGTGGATTCCAGGCAGTCGTTCGTCCAAGTCTTGCCCACCAGCGCCTTGCGCAGCTGGCTGTCGCTCATACTGCCGTAGTTCTTGACACCCAGCCGCTTGATGAAGTCGTCGTGGTCGGCGCGGTACAGGGTGGTCTCCTGCCCGATGGGCTTTGCCAGCTTGTCCACTGCGTCCATCATGGCCTGCTGCCGTGCGGTCAATGGCAGCTTATTGGCGGCTGCCCAGTTGGCGTTCTGGCTCAGTGCCTTGCCGTTGCTCTGCATCACGGGGTTGATGTAGTCGGTCACGCCTGCAGCCAGCGCCGGGTCACGCATCATCTGCCGCTGCGCAGCGCTCTCCATTGCGGAGACCTGCTGCGGGGTCAGGTGTCCGAAGCCGTTCGCTCCGGTGGGCGGTCCTGCCTGCTGAGGCGCTGCCTGAGCTGCCGATGCTGTTTGGATCGCGGGCATTGCCTGTGCGGCTGCTGCGGGCGCTCCTGCGCCGCCTCCCATGCCTTGGGAGCCTTTCATACTGCTTCCTCTGCCGCCCATTACAGCGTCTCCTCTCTGGCTCTGACGCGAGCCGCCATGCTATGCGGGAATGCCTGCCACGGAATACCATTGCTGCGCAGGAGCACTGCTGCCTGCTGCGGCAGCTTGCCATAGACCAGCAGTTCGGCCGGGCGGGTCTGTCGGATCAGCTCTTCCAGCCCCTGCGCCAGCCCCTCCTGTGCGTCCTTGTGGACAAGACAGCCCACGGTGCTTACGGCTACGGCTCCACCGGGACTGATGCCGTCAAAACACCAGCGGAAGCTGTCCTCGTCCGACCAGCTGGCTGCTGGGATGGCGTGCACTCCGTGCTGCTGGAGCCATGCTGTCAGCAGCTGGTTCCGGTAGTGATTCCAGCGCTGGAGCGGGGCAGGGAAGTCGGTGTAAAGCGAGAAGTCCGGCCCCAGCACCAGCGGGAACCGGGACAGGGCGTTGAGGTAGCGCTGCGGCTGTCGCCAGAATCGCTCGAACTGGTAGTCATCGAGGAAGAAGTGCACGCCTGCATTCTCCGGGTGCTTGCAGGTCAGCAGCTCGTTGAATCCGATGAGGTGGTCTACGCCGAAGGGCAGCGGCAGCGGTTTGGTGACGGGGTTGCCCGCCGGGGTCAGCTCCAAGCCCTCCAGTAGAAACCAGTTGACCAGCTGTCCTGTCCTCATCCGCTCATTTGAAAAACCCATGCCCTGCCTCCGTAGTTGTTATCCCGGAAAGCATAGCATGGGTTTTGGGGCTAAAACGTTACGAATTGCACAGCGGGCGGCTGCGGGGCTCTGTGTGCGGCGTTTGCTGCTCCGGCGTGGAACTTGCTGCCGGTGTGGTCTTGGTGCTCACAGTGGCGCTGTGGGGCTCTCAGCCCGGTGCAGCTCTTTCCAGACCCAGACCCGCAGGGTCTCCGGGGAAATGCCGCCGCCGTAAAGCAGCGCCGCCTTGCGCCAGCTGACCTTGCCCGGGCCCAGAAATACGATCTCAAAGACCCGGCGGGTCAGCGGGTCTTTGATGGTTTGGATGAAGCCGCGTCGCTCGGCACGGGAGAGGCGGCGGAATGCTCGGATGCTCACTTGATTTCTCCCTTCTGTTTTGGGTGATACCAGCTTTTGCTGCTGGTCTTAGTCGGTGTTATCTTCCTGCGCTGCCCGGATGCGGGTCTTTACCGCCTGCATCAGGCTGTTCTGGTCGGTGTCCTTGCGGCTCAGCGCCTTGACCACCATTTCGTCCGCACCGCCTTTGACGATCAGCCGGTGGACGATGACGCTCTGGGTCTGCCCCTGCCGGTAGAGCCGGGCTTCTCCCTGCGCGTATAATTCCAGACTCCAGGGCAAGCTGTACCAGATCAGGTGGTGACCGCCCTGCTGGAGATTCAGCCCGTAGGCACAGCTGGCGGGCTGCGCCAGCAAAATGTCCAGCTTCCCGGCGTTCCAGTCGGCGGCGTCCTGCCCGGTGCGCAGCACGGCGAATCTGAGGGTGCTGTGGCGGGTTTTCAACAGCTGGGTGAGCTGTTCCTCGTCAAAACGAAAATTGTAAAACACGAGGGCTCTCTGGCCGTCCAGCGCTTCGAGGAGCTCTTCGAACGCGTCCAGCTTGCACCGATGCAGCTGGTGCACGGTGCCGTCCTCGTCGTACAGGCTGCCGTTGCACAGCTGGAGCAGCTTGCCGGTGAGGGACGCCGCCTGCTGTGCGGTGATGGCTTCGCCGTCCACCTCCAGCAGGTAGTCCCGCTCCAGCTTCTTGTAGGCGGTCTTTGCGGGCTTGTCCAATACCACCGGGATGTCATCGATGATCTTCTCCGGCAAGGTCAGGTGGTCGGCGGCCTTGAAGCTGACCACGATGTCCTGAATGGCCTGCTGCACGGCTTCAGCTGCTCCGTCCTTGGGCTCATAGCTGTACTCGGTTGGCCAGAAGTAGGCCTGCCGGTAGTGGGTGATGTACCGCCCCAGCCGCTCGCCCTGATCCAGCAGATAGATTTGCGCCCAGAGGTCCAGCAGGCTGTTGGGGCGTGGTGTGCCGGTGAGCTCGACTACCTTGTGGATGCGGGGACGCACCGCCTTGAGGGCTTTGAAGCGCTGGGCGGCATGATTCTTGAAGCTGGATGCTTCGTCCAGAACTACCATGTCGAAGTTCCAGCGCCGCCCAAGGGCCTTGACCAGCCACGGGATGTTTTCCCGGTTGATGATGTAAATATCTGCCGGTGCGTCCAGCGCGGTCAGACGCTGTTTCTCTGTGCCCAGCACGGTGGAGATGCGCAGGTGCTGCAGGTGCTCCCACTTCTGCGCTTCGTCTTGCCATGTTGCTTCTGCGACCTTCTTCGGGGCTACGATCAGGACGCGGCTGATCTCCAGTCGGTCGTAGATCAGCTGGTCGATGGCGGTCAGGGTGACCACCGTCTTGCCCAGTCCCATCTCCATCCAGAGCGCAACGCTGGGCTTTTCCAGAATGGCGTCGATGCCTGCCTGCTGATATGGGTGCGGGTGAAATTGCTGCATTGCGGTTTTGACCTCCGTTTCTTTTAGGGCAGCGCGTCAGTCGGCGCTATTTTCGGTCATGCGGTAGAAGCTCTCCGTGCTCAGGTGAAACACCAGCTGCTTCACCTGCTCGGCGGTGCTGATCTCGTAGCAGGGAAATCCGAACTCCGCCAGCCGCTGCCGCCACCAGTTCTGCAGCCCGCCTGCCTTGACCTTTGCCCCGGGGCGCTTGAGCTCCACAAAGGCGATGATGCCGCCGGGGAAGATGACCATGCGGTCTGGCACACCCCTGTGCCCGGGGCAGGTCCATTTCAGGCACAGCCCGCCGTCATCCTCCACCGCCTGCCGGAGAATGTTCTCGATGCTCTTTTCCAGTGGTTTGTTGGTCATAGTAGTTACTCCTCTCTGCTCTGGGCAAAACATACGAAACATACAAAACATACGGCTTCTCTATAAAACCCTCACGTGAAGGATATAAGGCTCTCGCGTATACGCGCGTGTATCTTAAATCCTTCTGTTTTTCACTTAAAGAAGAAAAAGATTGTATGTTTCGTATGTTTTAGCCTGAAAACCCGCATCAGCCCTCACTTTTTCGAGCATACAAACGCTTGCGGTCTTTGTATGTTGCTTGTATGTTCTGTATGTTCGGTGCTTTTTCGGGGTACTTGTTTTCTTCGGGTTTCTTAAAGTTTTCAGAAATTCTTGTATGCTTTGTATGCCGACCTTGCTTGTATGTTCTGTATGCTCACCAAACCGGTTTCGGCAAGCTTTGTATGTTGGTTTTCAGGCGGGTAATTACTCCGGTTTCCTGCGCCAGATGCGCTGCATCCCGTATGCCCCGCACCGCTGCGGGTACTTGCCCGGCACCCACCCCGGGAGGCTGTTCAGGATGGCGTTGATCCGTTTGGTCTGCACCCGGTCAGGGTCTCTGCCGGTGCGGTCGATGCACTCCCGCCAGACCTCGTTGGCGCAGATAGTCATGCGTTTCTGGGTGGTGCTCTCCCCATCGGAAGAGCCGTTTTCCAACCAGCAGATGCGTTCGTCGATGCTGCGCTTGCCCCAGTCCAGCGGGATGGTCTTGTCCAGAAAATCGGTGATGCTGCCCTCCCATGGGTCTCGTTCGGTGTGCGCCTGCTGCTCGGCCAGGGCGACTTTTTGCAGCTCGTCCCGGAGGATCAGTTCCTCCCCGGACTTGAATCTTGCCACGGCTTCAGCCCACAGTTGCCCCACCTCTGCGGGGGTCAGATCATCGTGAACTACCTTTGTCCGGCGCTCAAAACTGCAATCTATGGGCCAGTAACGGCGGTTTCCGGTGGCATCGCGGAGGAAATCGGCGCTGTTGGAGGTGCCGAAGAACACGCACCGGCGGGGGTACTGCACCGTTCTGCGGCCATAAGCGGCGCGGTATCTGTCCTCGGTTTGGCTCAGGAACTGCTTGGCTGCTTCGCTCTCGGAGCGGCTGAAAGCGGTCATTTCGCCCAGCTCTACGATCCAGACGCCCCGCAGATTCTCGCGGGCTTCCTTGCCGTCAAAGCTGGTGATGCTGTCGTTGAACCAGTCCATGCCCATGCGGGAGAGCAGCAGGCTTTTGCCGATGCCCTGTTTACCGCTGAGGATGCAGATCTGGTCGAACTTGCACCCCGGACGGAAGCACCGGGCTACCGCTGCCACGAACATCTTCCTCGTCACCGCTCTGGTGTAGCTGTTGTCCTCTGCGCCCAGATAGTCGATGAACAGTGTGTCCAGCCGTTCGATGCCGTCCCATACAAGCCCGGTCAGGTATTCCCGCACCGGGTCTTTTGCGTGGCGACCACCGGTCAGCGCCACCGCATCGGCGGCCTTGTTGACTCCGCTGAAGCGGTAGATGGTCTCCAGATACCAGCGCACGCCCGCATCGTCCTCGTCGCTCCAGTCCCGCTCCTGCGCCTTGTCGCTCCAAGGGAAGGGGCCTTTGCACCGCAGCCGCTCCGAGAAGGTGTCCGACCAGATGCGCCCTTTCAAAGCGGGGTCGTTCTCCAAGATCACCCATGCGTTCTGAATGGTGCAGGCGATAGCTCCCTTCTGGGTGCGGTCGAGCTTTTCCTGCCACTTGTCCGGGTCCTCAGGGCTGTCCGGTTGTGGCTCGAAGCCCTCCATTGCGTGGTCTACGGCTTCCTGCCGGAGCCGGGTGGCTGTGGGGTTGTCGCTCTCTGCCAGCGCCCGCATCTGCTGCCAGCTGGGCAGGGAGGCGGTAGGCGTGCCCGGGGCTGCGTCTGCGTCCTGATCGCCGAACTTATGGATACGCACCAGATCCCATGCGTTGAGCAGCTTGCCGCCTGCGGGGTCGGTGCTGTGGTGGCTGTAGATGAAGGTGTCGTTGTCGTAAAGCACCGCACCTGCGGTGGTGCTGCCTGCGGCGTAGGTCAGACGGCCTGCGCCTGCATCGACGTACACCCCGGGGAGAAACTTCTCGATTGCTGCGGGCACGTCGTAAGTCCGGCAGAAAGCACCCACGACGCCGGGTTTTGTGGTGGGGTCTGCCTGTTTGCCGCCGGGCAGCTTGACCGTCTCAGCGGGGCACGCAGGCCACTGGCGCATATCGTGCCAGTCGGCGTAGAGCCACAGCAGGTCGTCCACGCAGATCCGGCTGCCGTCCTCGGTGGCTTCGCAGACCCACTGGCTGTCGCTGCTGCGGCTGGGCCAGTACATCAGGCGCTCGGTCTCGAAGGTGGTCGGGTCAAACACCTGCATGGTGGGGTCCAGCATCTGCGCCAGCATCCGGGCACAGGGCTGGTACTCCTCCGGCTGCATCACGCGGTCGGTGGGGAAGATGGCCCGCAGACGCGGGTGCTCCGGATCGTGCTTGCGGGTGGAGTAGACCGCTGCGGTGCCCATGGCCTTAATGGCAGCCACCCACTGCTCCGTGCTGCCGGGGGCGCAGTTGTCCATGTCCAGCGTGATCAGGCTGCGCCCGGTGCAGCATCCGCGTTTACGACTTCCGTCCCGCAGGCTGCCGCCCACAAAACCGCCCACGTCCTTGCGCTTGTCCTGTTCGGTCTTGGGCAGGGTCATGTACTCCGCGTGGGTCTCGGTGCCGCAGTTGCGGTCCATCAGCTTTCCCAGCTCGCTGGCGAGTTTGTTCCAGTCCGCGAACGATGCCGCGAACCAGTGTGTCGCCGTCCGGCTGCCGCCCGCGCTGATCTCAATTGGTGTAGCGCTCATTTGTCTTTGTCCTCCTTCAGCGGGCCGTATTTAAACAATCCTGCGTCCCACTTGGCCTTTGCTTCGGCCTGAGTGTGGCCGCGTTCACCGACCCTGCCGCAGCGGGTACAGACCACTGACCAACCTCCGTCACGAGCGTATTTGCTCTTACGGTATCTGGTCAGTCCAACTGAATCACTGGTGCAGCCCGGCGGGACCAGTATCATCGCTCCACAGGGGCACTGAAACCAAGCCGGGGGGATGGTGGAAACCTTTGCTGTCGTGTCTTTCATCGTCATCAGTCCTTCGTGAAAAAGTCACCGTACCAGCCTGCGGCATTCAGGGGCAGCCCCTGTGCCCATGGTGCAGGCTGGCTCATGATGCGTACCACGTCTGCCAGCGCGCGCTCTGGATCTCGTGTGTCCGGCAGTTCGATGACCACCTCGTCGTGGACGTGGAATACCACGCGGTATCCTGCCCGCCGCAGGTTGTCCAGTGCAAAAGCCAGACAGTCACGTCCTACTGCTTGGGTGAGGTTCTCGGTCAGCTTGCCGCCGTAGGTTTCGGCTTCTCGCCAGCCGCCTTTGTCCCATTCCTTGTAAGTAATGCGGTCATCCGGCGTGGTGCCGGGGTCGGCGTAGAAAAGCTTGCGCCCGCTGGGCAGCTCCATGGTCAGGAATGGAAAAGGGCATTCCGGGGTCATTTCCTTGCGGAAGACCACGCCCGCTCTGGGTTGAGTGGTTTTACCGGTACGGATGGTGTGCACGGCAGCGTCCTGCATCTGCCGCCAGAGCTTGCAGATGTGGGGGTTCTGCTTCCGCCAGCGGTTCACGATATCCTGCAGTCCGGCATCGTCCAGACCCAGCTGATCGCCGCCCATGCGCTTCATCGCGCCCACGCCGCCCTGATAGCCCAGCGCCAGCGTTGCCACTTTGCCGCGCTGCCGGTACTTGTAGTTCGGGCTGCCTTTGACGATGCTTTCAAACGGCACACCGAAGATGCGGGCTGCGGTGGCTTCGTAGATCTTGCCCGTGGTGCGGAAAACGTCCAACACCCACGCTTCTCCCGCCAGCCAAGCAATCAGCCGCGCTTCGATGGCGGAGAAGTCCGCATCAATAAAGGTGTACCCCTTGCCGGGCACCAGCGCCGTGCGGATCAGCTGGCTCAGGGTATCTGCTACGTTGCCGGTCAGCATCCCCAGCGCTTCTGCGTCCCGCAGCTTGACGATCTCGCGCCAGTCTGCCTGCTGATCCAGATAAGTGCGGGGGAGGTTCTGGACCTGCAGCAGCCGCCCAGCCCATCGTCCTGTCCGGCTGGCACCGTAGAACTGCAGGGTGCCCCGCACCCGGTGGTCTGCGCCTGCGCTGTCGGCGATGGTCTGGTACTTGGAGTTGCTGGCTTTGCCCAGCTGCTGCCGCAGTTCCAGCGCTCTGCGCACATCGCTGGGCAGTTCACCCCGGAGCGCTTCCTCTACGGCATCCTTGCTCAGGCTGTCCATGGGGCAGCCCCGGTTTGCAAGCCAGCCCAGAAGCTGTGCCCGGCTGCCGGGGTTTGCCAGCCCTGTCAGGGTCTTGAGTTCGGCGCTCAGCGGCAGGGTACTCTGCTTCAGCGTATCCAGCGCAGCCTTCACAAACTCCAAATCCACCGCCACGCCGCGCGCGTTCATTTCCACATCATCTCGCCACTGCTGCATCAGGTACTCCGGCACCGGCCAGTGTGCAAGACGCCGGTCGTTGGCGCGCTCTGCGATCACGTCCATGCCGTTGTACTTGCAGAACAGCTTCCACTTGGCGGGGTCGTGCTGCGGCAGGTTGCGGGTGCGCCCGCCGTTTGTCTTGGTGGGCTTGCAGGGCTTACAGAAGTAGCCGATCAGGGCTTTACCTTCCTTCATTTTCAGCGCGTCCTCCGGCTGCTTCAGTGCTGCGCCGAGCGCACCCAGCTGGGCAGGCAGGCCGCAGTAAAGCGCATGGATCATGCTGCATTCCCATTGCTGGAGCCAGAGCACCCGCTGCTCCCAGCTTAGCCCCATGGCTTCCGACAGGCACCACCACTCAAAGGCAGCATTGTGCGCCCGCTTGGTGTAGCTGTCGTCCAGCAGCCACGGCAGCTGCTCCCGCAGGAAGCGCTTCGTGTCCGGCCAGCTGGTCAGGTCTATCACTCTGGGCGTATCCGAGTTCTCGGTGATGTACCCCAGCAGCAGAATCTGGAAGTTCGGATCCTGCGCGTACCGGTAGGCACCCACCTTGGCGATGTCCTGCGGCGAGTAGGTTTCGATATCCACCGTGATGATCTTCTTCACGGGGTCCTCCTTTCCTGATAAAAAGGCCGGAGGCTCTTTGCGGGGCCCCCGGCGTGTCAGTCGGTTTAGTTCAGAAAGTCGGCGTCGTCATCGTCCAGCACCTCGAAGCCGTCCGTGGAGTTGCCGCCGGACAGACGCTCGCCGTCCCGGACTTTCTGGATGACCTCCAGCCCTGCGCCGATGCCCTTGTTGCCGCTGGCGCTGTAAGCGAACAGGCCGATCTTGACGTTGGCATAGCAGCCGCTGTACACCTCGTCCTGATCCAGCACCTCGTTGCAGGCACGGTCGATGATGCGCGGGCGGCGGTTCTCATTGGCGTTGGCATTCAGAAACCAGCAGCCCGCGTAGTTCTCGTCATCCTTCTCCTCGTCACCATCGCGCAGAGGAGACTTGAAACTCTTCTCCGGGGGCAGCTTGCCGCCCCACTTTGCCAGCGCCTTGGGATCCTTCTTGATAGCTTCGATGACGGCGCGGATCTTGGCCACAGCGGCGGTGTCGCTCTTCTTGATGAGCAGGCAGCAGCTGTACTTGGGGTCGCCGGTGCCGTTCACTTGCTTGGGCTCCCAGATGTTAGCGTAAGACAGACGGCAGGGGATAATAATTTCGTTTGCGTTCATAGTTAGTCCTCCTCGGGCTTGAAGCCCTCTAAACGATCATAGGCAGGGCGCGGGTCGCTGTCCTTTGCCAGCTTGGGCGCGCCGGGTGCCCGGGTGATAAAGGCCGACATGACCTCGGCGAATTTCTTTTTGCCGAGCATCTTTTCGGCGGCGGTCAGGGAGATAGGGGTGCGGGTGTACAGCATGGCTTCGTCGATACCGTCAGCTTCCATCTGCCGGAAGGCTGCATCCTGATCGGTCCACTTGCGGGTGCTGCGCCCCTGCACCAGCTTCCAGCCGGGCAGGGTGCGCCCCTCCAGCAGGGCGGTCTGGGCGTAGTCCTCCAGCTCACGGGCGTAGGCGACCAGTCCTTCGACCTTTTGCAGCCACTCGCCCAGCTCCTCGTCGGAGAGTGCAGCGGGCTGCGGCAGCGGCTCAAACCCGGCCAGAGGGCCGTACTTTTCCTGCCAGCCCCGGCAGCCGGGATGCGCCTTGCAGAAGCGGCAGTGCTCGCCGGGGCAGAATGTGCCCTCGCCCCGCCACGCCATCTCGGCGGCGGGCTGCAAGACCTCTCTTGCCCAGCTCAGAAGATCGGAAAGCGGGAGCTCCCACGTTTCTGGCTCCTCCTGAATGCGGGGCTGTACGATGCTCATGCGTACTGTGTCTATGCTCTCCAGCCCGTCAAACAGGGCGTAGGCACCGAGGGCGTAATACATGAGCTGGGGGTTGCGCACCGGGCTTACCGGCACGCCCTGCCCATACTTGAAGTCGATGATGTGCAGCAGCCCGCCGCCGATCATCAGGCAGTCGCAGGTGCCGAAGCCGCCGGGCACCCACCGGCTCACGTCCACCTCCTGCTCGATGAATACCCCCGGGCGGCAGGAGAAGCCGACCCACTGGTCGTGGAGGAAACTGACGTACTGGTTGGCAGCATTGAACATTTCTGTCGGCATCGACTGTTGCGCCCAGTCGGACAGCAAGTCAAAAGGCTTTCCCGCTTCCCACTTTGCCAGCTTGTAGCGGAGCGCTTTTTCGCACACCTCATGTGCCCGGGTGCCCTCTGCGGCGTAGGTGCTCTCCTGATCCGGCAGACCTTCGGTGGCTCTGGCGCTGGGCGTGCAGGCGATCCACCGGGCGGCGCTGGATGCGCCCAGCAGGGCGTGCTTACTCGGCGGCATTCTGATTCACCTCTTCGTTCAGCTTGCACAGCTGCTCCCACACTGCGGTGTAGCTCTCAGGCTTGATGGCGGAGATGCTGGCAGCGCCAGCGCTGGTAATGATCGCCTTGCAATCCTTCGTCTTGCCCTGCTTCATCAGCACCATGATAAGGCTGCGGATCTTATCCTCGGTGGCGGGGTCTTTGCCCGGCTCAGATGAAGTAGTGGTAGCAGGGGTTTCGGTGGGTGCAGATGCTGCGTTGTCCGAAGCGGACGGCGCAGAGGTAGCTGCACTGGAAGTGGCCGCAGGGGCGGCAGGGACCGACTGCGTGTCGGTCATCGTAGGGTTTGCCTGCTGCTCCTCCGCAGGGGCGGCTGCGGGCTTCTGTGCGCTGCGCTTCGGCTTTGCCGGGGTCTGCGCCTTGGACTTCTCCGGCTGCGGCACAGGCTCGCTCTGAGACGGCTGTGCAGGGGTGGCGTTCAGCTGCTGTAGTGCTGCCAGCAACTCGGCAGGCGTTTCGCCGTGAATGTGTAAGTCAAATGTCATAGTACCCTCCTTACTCGAGGTCCCCATCTTCCAGGTCCTCGATTTCAAACTCGTACTTCCGATTGTCGCCGCTCTTGCTCCGACTGACCGCACAGTAGAAGCTGCCCATGGTCAGCCCCAGGGCACCTGCTACCTGTGTGGCGGTCCCACTGGCAAGGACTTCCTCGGTTTCCCGAAGGTACGCCGTATACCAGCGTACCATCAGAGCCCCAGGGCCTGGCGCAGGACCGCATCCAGCCGGAGCATATCGACGTCGGCTAGATGGCCCCGATACTCAGTCAGATCGTCAGCATCCACTGCGTGCACCTGCCGGGTCAATGCCATGCTCGGTGCGCCGTAGCCGGTCAAAAGAACCTGATCATAAGCGCCGTCGCCACGGGCCAGCTGCGCCGGGCTGGAGGTCAGGGGAACCACCGTAACGATGCGCGTGTTGCAGTTGACGCTGTCGCTGCTGACGATCACCACCGGTCGGTCACCCCGGATCAGGTAGGTGCCCTCGCGTTTGTGGGTGGTGTCCTGCGCCCACCAGATATCTCCTCTGCGCTTATCGTTGAACATCATACCCTCCTGTTCTGCTGGTTCTCGCGGTGCAGCTCGTACAAGGTCAGGCCAAGGGCAGCCACTGTACCAAGCACCGCGTACAATACCAGCGGGGCGCGGGCTGCGGCAGCACCGTAGGCGTAGCCGCCCCAGACCATCAGCAGCAGGGTGATGCCCGCTTCGGCAAGGTCCAGCGCTTTTATGGTCAGCAGAAGGCCGCACAGGGCAAACCCGGCAAGAGTGACCGCATTAAGCTTCTTCATCGTGTACTTCCTCCGTTCTGTCCATAAGGTCTGCGGCGGTCGTCATCATGCTGATGAGCACCCCCGCCGGGTCGGGGTATTCCATGCAGATCGCAGCGACCAGTGCGGTGCAAAGTGCAGCCTGCTCGGTTGGGGTGCCCTGCGCGTAGACCTCGGGGTTTCCGTCCTCTCCGAGCTGGATCTTCAGCACCGGGTGCTTTTTCTTGGTGTCCATGTGCGTTCCTCCTCAGTAAAGTTTGAATTCTTGATCCAGCAGGGTATCCAGCCGGATGGTCTTGCCCCGCCCCTGACCGCTCCAGCCGGACGGGTACTGCTGCGTGACCCGCTTTGGGGTGGTGCCCATCTGGGCGGCGGCCTGCGTCACGGTCAGGCGGATGCAGCCGATGCTGCCGTAGATGGCTCTGTAAGCGTCGTGCCAGGCTTCCGGGCGTTTCATGGGTGGTTACTCCTTCTCAGGTGCAGCGGTGCAGTACCGGGCTTCCATCTCGTGCAGGATCTTCAGCCAGTGCTCGACCGACTCCGGGCTGGCTGCGATGGCGTCCATCTTGGTCAATCGGCCTGCCCGGGTCTTGCTCATGCCCTGCTGGCGCTGCTTGCTGCGGAGCGCTTCGAGCCGGTCGGTAAGGCTGCAATGCTCCCGCTCTTCCAGCAGGGTGTATGCCGCCTGATAGACGTTCGGGCCGTACTGCGCGCCACCCCGGGCCTGTGCGATACGGGCAATGATCCGGGCGCTCTCCCTGCGCCAGCCGCCGGTGCCAAAGGCCCCCGTGCCCTGCAGCTGGTCGAGCTTCTGGTTCAGCCGGACAAGCTCCTGCGCCTGCTGCTTCTGCCGCTGTTCCAGCCGGATCAGGCACCGCAGCTCCGGCGAAAGCTCAGAGAGGTCGGGCTGTCTCTGGTTCAGCTGCTGCTCCATCGCGTTGAATGCGGCGATGTACTTGATCTTCCATTCCAGCGCTGCCTTGCCCGTGAAGCCCATCGCCAGTAGCGTGAAGCCGTCCCGGTTCATCAGGTACATCGGGTACCGCTTGCCCCGGTTCTCAAATGATGTCTCGTGAAACATGGATTTCGTGGCGGGATTTTCCGCCGCCAAAATCTGGCGGATGTTGTCCAGTGTGTCCTTGTGATTTTTACCGAAATTTGCGGCAACCTCCCGGCTGGATACGACCAGTTGATTGTGGTCGATGAACACCATGATCTCATTCACCGTGCGTTTCCTCCTTCTCGTCCAGCAGCGTCTGAAGGGCTGCTCGGAACTTCGTTTCTGCACCCGCCGGGTTGCGCTTCCGGCTTAGCACCATGGAGGTGTACCCGGGTGTAACACCTGCGGCCTTGGCGAGGTCGCTGCGGCTGATTCCGTTATCCTTCATCAAAGCCCAGACCTCTGCTTGCCACGATAAGTTCACGCGTACGTACTCCTTTCTTTGCGAAAATTGTTTACAAAAATAAACAAATGTGGTATACTCAACTTGCGAGATTGAGTTGAAAGTCTATTCTTGTGAACCGCTGTGCGTAGTATAGTTCATTTGCGTAGACTTTTCAAGCCCTGAGAGTGCGCTTTGCTAAACTTTGACGATTTGCACAAAGTCTATGGAGGTAAACTATGTTTTATGACAAGTATCGCAAGCTCTGCAAGTCCGTAGGAAAAAGTCCCTCGGCGGTTGCGGTAGAAGCCGGTATCAGCAAGGGCACGGTGTCCACTTGGAAGAATCTGGGGCGAACACCACAGACTGCCCAGCTGAAAAAGCTCGCTGATTATTTCGAGGTGTCCTTGGACTACCTTCTGGACGAAACCGATGATTCCTACGATTGGGACAGCGACCCGGACGCCCGGCTTGCCAATGTCTACGGTCCCCGGTGGGACGCTGTGCTGCAAAGCTGTGGTGGGGATTACTCCAAGGCGTGGCAGGCTTGGCAGGAGATCGACCGGGAACAGGCCGATGAAGCTTGCAAAATGCGGCAGGCGGATGCTCTGGACAAAAAGAAAAACGCCCCCGTGGTGGAGGACCACGAGGGCGCTGACTGGAAGAAGCGAGTGGGAGCTACACCGTGCATTATGGCACAGGTCGCTCCGCTGCTGGGTACTGTCCGGGCTGGACTGCCCATGTATGCCGAGGAGAATATCGAGGGGTACATCCCCATCCGGCAAACGGACGGCGCTGTTTATTTCTGGCTGAATATCCGGGGCGATAGCATGAACGCCGCCGGAATGGATGACGGCGACCAGATCCTTGTCCGGGAGCAGCCGGAGGTGGAGAACGGCGAGATCGCGGTGGTGCTGGTCAATGGGGATGAAGCCACGGTGAAAACCTTCCGCAGAGAAGGGGAACTGGTGATCTTGACGCCCCGGAGCCTGAACCCCGCCCACCAGCCGCAGATCTACGACCCACGAAAGGTCCCGGTCAGGGTGCTGGGCAAGGTGATCGAGTGCCGGAAGGTCTACTGATCTGCCGTCCCACGCCGAGCATACAAAGCATACGAAAAACCTATAAATCCCTCACGGGAAGAATATAAAGCTGTTCCTATGCGTGTATACTCTTCTTTTCTTCTATTCAGGGTCTTTATAAGAGATTTCGTATGTTCTGTATGTTGAAACCCGAAAACCTGCACGGATACTCACTTTTTCGTGTCTACAAGCGTTGCGCAGGTTTGTAGACGGACAAATGTTGAAAACAACTAAACTTTTGTTGCAGCGGTATGCTGCGGCAAGCAGACCTGAAAAACAAAAACGCCCCCGGTGCTGGAACACCGAGAGCGTAAAATAAGCGGCTCACCCTTGCGGGGTCATCGCACACCAACAATGCGATTATACCTCATTTGGGCGGGCTTGTCAAAGTGTACCCTTTTGGAGGTGTTGTTATGGCTGAAACGAAAAAGACAAAGCGCCCGGATGGCCGGGTGTGCATCCACCGGAGCGCCGGACTGCCAAAGCCCAGGGTCTTTTATGGCAGATCCAAAGCCGAGGCGGAGCGTAAATACCAGCAGGCCGTGCTGGACTACAAAATCGAATCCATGACCCCGAAGGAAAAGCGCTACACGTTTCGGGTGGTGTCGGTGGCGTATGAGGAGTATATCAAGAGCGATGCTTCTCCGGTGCGGCGCGGTACGGTGAACGCCTACTGCAAGAACTTCCCGCCCATGCGCGCGTACTTCGGGGATACCCCGATGCAGGATATCGACGCGCAAGCGGTGCGGGGGTATCTGGAGCTTCTGAAAACGCAGGGCAAGAGCAAGCACTCGGTCAAAAACGCAAAGAGCGTGCTGTCCTGCGTGTTCTCCTATTGGTGCGCGGAGTACCACGGCACCGGGAATCCTGTGCCGCTGGCAAAGCTCCCCGCCGGGCTGCCGGAGGGCGGCAGGGAAGAGCCTACCGAGGAACAGCGGGAGATCATCAACGCCCACCCCGAGGGCTGCGGATTCTGGGCGTGGCTCTTTGAATACACCGGGCTGCGCATGGGCGAAGCAAACGGCTTGCAGTGGAAGGACGTAGATCTGGATGCCGGGGTCATCACGCCGGTGCAGGCCATGCCGTGGAGCCGTAACCAGCCGTATAAGGAACTGCTGAAAACAAAGAAAGCGTACCGCTCTGTCCCGATCCTCAGCCCGCTGCGTCCTCTGCTGGAAGCAGGGAAGGCTGCCCACCGCCCGGAGGACTATGTGCTGTCCGGCACAGATAAGCCCCTTACGCAGAGCCAGTATAGCCGCCGCTGGACGATGTACTGCCGGGACATCGGTTTATGCGAGAGCTACACCAGAGAAGCGAAGATACCAGGCACATCGCTTCGCCCGGAGCGCACTGTACAGCGTCAGGAGTTCCGGCCACTGGTTACGGCGCATCAGTTCCGGCATCTGTTCGCCACAAATCTGTTCTACGCAGGTGTGCCGGATATGGTGGCGCAGCAGCTTCTGGGTCATGCGGATATCATGACCACCCGGCGCATTTACCAGCATCTGCGGGAGGACGAAACGCAAAAATATACGGCTCTGTTGGACGCTTATGTCAGCAAAAATCCTTGACTTTTTGACTCCTTTGTAGTAAAATTGTAGCACTTTTCTGAAAAAGAACGGCAATTTGTAAACTGACAGAGCTTCGAGTCCCCTCCCTCGCACCAGAAGTTATCCGCGATGTATCGATAAAATTTCGATGCATCGCGGATTTTTCTTTTTCTCGGAGATTCCAATACTGCCGGATACTGCTCAATAATGCGCGGTTTTGCAGGCGTTTTGTAGTCAGTTTTGTAGTCAGCTTTGTATCCAGAAAAGCAAGGCGTGACCGTGACTTTTAGTAATAAATGCTCTGCATAAAAACAGGCCGCAGCTTCCTCAGAATGGAAACTGCGGCCTTTTCAGATCGCCCGGCGGTTGCGCCCTATGGGCTTCCGGGAGTAGTCAAATGGGGAGACACCAGCGTCCTTTGTACGGCGTCCCCTGCATGGTACGCACTGCCAGGAGGCGGGCAGGGGACATGGCGCTGCAGCGTCGTGTAGCGGTCTTACTTACCCTGCGCCTTCAGGCGGTCAAAGGTCTTGTCTGCTTCCAGCGCGGCGGGCGTGAAGGAGTTGTTCTTCCACCACGCCACAAGGGCGGTGACAGTGGTAATGCCCGCCGTCACCAGCTGTTCCACGGTGGCGCTCTCGATGGGCAGCACGGGCTTGCCCAGAGCGCTCAGCACCTGATTGGCCAGTGCCAGCAGCAGGCAAGCAGTACGGGCGATAGTGCCTGCAGAGATAGTGGGTGCGTTGTAAGTATTTGCCTTCATAGTTAGATCCTTTCTCTTTCGTGCTCGTGTGTTTCCAGATCCGCAAGGCGGTGATTCACCACCTTCATCTGTTCTTCCATCACCGGGACGCGCTCGGCAAAATTGTTATGCCTGCGCACCTCCCGGGTCAGTTCTTCGATCTTGTACTCGGTTACCGCTTGGCTTTTTCCGTTAGCGATCAGCACGCCGATCAGGGTCACCGCCCCTGCGATGATGGCCGAGATGATGCTCTCCATTGGTGTCACACCTCTTCCTCGGGGTCGTCCTCATTTTCTTCGGCGTCCTCCCAGGCCTGCTGGATCAGCGGGCCATTGGCGCAGATCGCGTCCATGGTGGCGTCTGCCTGAATGTTGGTCGCCATCAGAGCCTTGTCCATGGTGCCCATGGCAAAATAGCCGGTGAATACCTCGCCGCCGGGCAGGGGCGCTGCTACGGCGATCTTGGTGACCTTGTGCTCCTCCAGCGTAGCGAGTACGTCAGAGAGCCAAGCTGCATAGGGTGCATCAGAAATCAAACAGCTTGCCATGTGGCTATCCTCCTTACAGCGTCCATCTGCTCTTATTCTGCCGGGTATCCACGTGCACCCAGCCGGTGGCTCTGCCCGCCTTGACAGGGTAGCGGCCTACGCCGCCCCAGTCCGGCATCAGGCTTTCGGCATAGGCAGCTATGTCCTCCACGCTCACGCCCTGCACCCGGATGTCTGCCGCCCTGCCCAGCAGGTGCTGGCTGCTCTTGGAGCCGCCTACCTCGGCGTTGTGTTCGGGGGTGCGGTAGCCGCTGGTGATCGTCACCGCCTTGCCGAAATGCTCCCGGATGCACTGGAGCACCACGGTCAGAGCTTCGTCCACGAGGATGGTATCGGTACCATCCCGGCAGCGGAACTCCCGCGTATTGAAGCTCGGTGCAAGTTTGCGGTTGCCGTCCTTTGCAAGGCTATACTGTCTGATCATCTCACTTCACGTCCTTTCCTTACAGCCGCTTCAGCAGCGCAGCGATAGGCTCTACATAAAACCGCTCGTAGCCTGCTGCGTTGGGGTGGGTGCCGTCGCTGGTATACTTATCGCCCAGTTCGCTGACGCCGTGTTTTCCCATAGGCGGGGTGGTCTCCGCAATGTCAACGTAGGGCACGCCCCATTTTTTCAGCGCCGCAAGGATGGCAGGCTTATAGGTCTTGTACCAGTTTTCGCTGCCTGCAAACATCCCGCCGTGCGGGAATACATAGGCCACGCGCTTGTCGCTGTGATTCGTTGCCAGATCGTCCAGCATCTTCTCCAGTGCGCCGGTCATGGTCGTTTCATCGTAGGCAGCGGCAAAGCCATCGGTCAGGGTGCCCACAGGGGCGTTGTTCCAGGCATCATTCACGCCGCCCTCCAACAGGATGTAGTCTGCCTTTGCAAGCGCTGTGGAGTTTGTCGCCACCGTGCTGATGCAGCCGCGCGTGCCGCCGTATACCTTATCGGTAATATTCGGGGTCAGCGTTGCGCCGTCCACCGCTTCATTGGTCAGGGTCATGCCGTACTTGTCTGCGATACATTTGCCGTAGCCGCCTGCGCTGCCCTTGCCGTAGGCGATGCTGTCACCCGCAACGTACAGTGTTTTTCCCGCCAGCGGGCTGATGATCTGACCATTGATGTCAAACACTTCCATTTTACCACCCCTTCTCGATGTAATCGTTCACCTTGTCGTCACTCAGCAGGCCTTTATACACCTTGCACTGGTACAGCGTACCAGACCAGAACTGCTGCTTTTTGCTGCCGTCCGCGCTCTGCGCCGCACCGATCAGGAAGGTCTGGGGCACATCTATGATTGTGCCGTTTGTGGTTTTCCACTCGGTCAGCGGGCAGTAGGTACTGCCGCCGCGATATTTTCTGCCGTCAATCTGCACTGCATACCGCGTACGGGTCTTGAGGTGTTCGATGCTGTCTGACAGGGTCACGCCGCCGTAGTTGTAGTAGGCGAACTCGGTCTTATTGTTCAGCGGGCTGCTGGTGGAGTTGAAGCCGGGCAGATTGTCGGTATCGCCGGTCTCGGTCAGGCAGTGCAGGAAGGCAGGCCATGTGTTTGCATTAAAGTCGTCCCCCGCTTTCGCATCCACTAGGATCGTGTATTGCGGCGTCTCGGTGGAGGCGTGCTCCAGCAGCTTCAGGCCGGTGTCCAGTCCCTGGGTCAGCACGGTCTCGCCGGGCAGACTGTAGATCAGCTGTGCTGTCTCCACTACTTCCACCGTTACCGCGCAGCTTGCACTCTTACCGCCTGCTGTGGCAGTCACGGTGCAGTTACCTGCTTTGATGCCTGTCACCACGCCGTTTGCCACAGTGGCAAAGCCGGTAGGCAGAACGCTCCACACCACCGCCCTGTCGGTTGCGTTCGCGGGCAGCACGGTGGCCGTCAGGGTCTTGCTCTCGCTCTCGTTCAGGGTCATGGTCACGGCGCTCAGGCTCACGCTCTGCACCGGAACTTCCTGTGCACTGCCGCCCCACTCTGCACGCAGAGCATTCAGGGTGGGCTGCATCGTGTCGGTCTTATAGGCTGCATTTTCAAACAGGTTCAGCAGCAGCGCCTTTGCGTTGGCGGTAAAGCCCTCGCCCGGGTCACCTTTTGCACCCGCCGGGCCGGGGTCGCCCTTTTCTCCCTTGTCGCCTTTTTCGCCCTGCGTTCCGGCAGCATTGGCAATGCCTGCTTCCATGTGGTTCAGCTGGGCAGCCGTCAGGGTCTGGCCGTCCACAAAATTCTGTTTTTCGTAGCTCATTTGTTCCTCCCTAAGATCATTTTTCCAAGGACTGCCTGCCCCAGCACAGCAGAAGCCGCATCCATCGGCGGATCCGGCTGCGGAGGGTCGGGCTGATCCGGAATGCGGTCTTTCGGCCATGGGTCACAGGTTGCGGTGATTTTCACGGAAGCCTTGTACTCGCCGGGGGTCATCTCCACATCCAGCTGCCCTGCCCAGACCTCGCCGTCCCGGGTAAAGTAGAAACGCAGCCACTGCCCCTGCAGCAACGCTTCCAACCTAGACCGGATATATGCCCATTGTGTTTTAGGACGGTCGCAGACAAACTCCATCGAGATCTTCCGATTTTTGTGGTGTACGCTGCCATCCACCGAGCGGGTCAGATCCAGCAGAAAATCTGCGCCGGGCACCTCAACAAGCATAGAATCGGTTTCCGGTTTGCCAATTTGTGGAGAGTCGCGCTTGAGCCACAAGCCAAAGTCCGACCGCATGGAGAGCGTGCCCTTTGGCGTTGTGATACGCATATCGTTCAGGTGGGGGCTTTGGGCGGCGAGCGCTTCCAGCGCGGCATAGTCTCTCATGTGTAGGTCACCTCGGTTCCGTCATCGGAAGTCTGTACTGCCGGGGCAGGCTCAGCAGATGGTTCAGGCGGATGATAGATCAGCTTTTCGCCGTCCCAGAGATAATCTGTGTAGAACCCCTGCGTGATACCGGACAGATCATCCAGAAGAATCTCATCAGGCGGCAGCGGGTTTGGAATGACGCTTTCGTGGCACCAGCCGC